AAAAGCAACTGGCGAGAGGTATCTCCCAGAAGCGGCAATTAAGTCTCTTACACCTGCTGAGTATGCTGCGACTTCAAGAGCAAAACGTGCCGGTAAAAGCGCAGGCAAACAATTTGTTAAACAGCCCAAAGGGATTGCAGCAAAAACTGCAAGGTTTAGATGACCACTAGCGGTTCAACTGGTTTTTCACCAGAGTTCACAGAAATTGCTGAAGAAGCGTGGGAAAGGGCTGGCCGAGAGATGCGTAGTGGTTATGACCTCCGTACGGCTCGGCGATCCATGAATCTGATGACCATTGAGTGGCAAAACCGTGGCATCAACATGTGGACGATTGATCAGGGAACAATCACTTTAACAGCAGGTGTAAATACTTATGCTTTGCCCACAGATACGATAGATTTACTTGAACACGTTATCCGTACAGGTCAGAACGTTTCATCAACTCAGGCAGATCTAACGATTACCAGGATCAGTGTTTCAACCTTCGCCACCATTCCTAACAAGTTACAGCAGGCTCGTCCTATTCAGGTGTGGATACAAAGGTTATCGGGGCAAGTTTCTCCTGCTAATGCGACGTTGTCTTCAACGATTAATTCGACAACCACAACGATTACCCTTAGTTCAACGGCTAGTCTTCCAAGCGCAGGGTTTGTTCGTATTGATAGTGAAGATATTCTGTACCAGTGGCTAGATGGTAATTCACTTGGAGGTGTGGTTCGTGGACAGAATGGAACCACAGCGGCAAGCCATACGGCAGGAGCAACGATTTATAACCCCAACCTCCCGGCAGTAACAGTTTGGCCTACGCCAGACAACAGCACGACTTATCAGTTTGTCTACTGGAGAATGAGAAGAGTGCAAGACGCAGGAGCAGGAATTCAGACTGCGGACATGAACTTCCGTTTCTTGCCATGTTTAGTAGCGGGTCTTGCTTACTACATTGCCATGAAACAGCCAGAACTTGTATCTCGAGTTGATATGTTGAAAATGGTTTATGAAGAGCAATTCAATTTAGCAGCAGGCGAAGACCGCGAAAAAGCAGCTATACGATTTGTACCACGCCAGCAGTTTATTGGATCAGGTGGCGGCTATGGGTAATAGATTTGCTTCCGGTAAAAACTCTATCGCTATGTGCGATAGGTGCGGCCAGCAGTTCAAGTTAAAAAAACTTCGTACTGAAGTTATTAAAACAAAGCGGTACAACTTACTTGTTTGTGATGAGTGCTGGGACCCCGACCAACCTCAATTGCTTCTTGGCATGTTTCCTGTGGACGACCCGCAGGCGGTAAGAAACCCAAGAAAAGACACAACGTATGTCACGGCTGGTGTGAACGGACTCGAGTTATTACCTAATGCTACGGGTGGATTCCCTACGGGCGGTTCTCGAGATATTCAATGGGGATGGAGTCCTGTAGGTGGGGCATCAGCATTTGATGACGCACTTACACCAAACTACTTGGTTGCAGCGACGGCTGTTGGTACAGTAACGATATCTACCACATAGGGGTATAGAAATGGACGCAAAATCTGCGGTACACAAACATGAAAAGGCTATGCATCCTGGCAAGCCACTGACCAAATTAGCTAAAGGTGGGAAGACCAACGCCGATATGTTGAAGATGGGGCGTAACCTCGCCAAGGTTGCTAATCAGAAAAAGTCTTCATTTACCTATCGAGGCATGAAATGAAAGACATTAAAGTTGTTAAGAAACCCAAGCCGGTTCCTGTTGTTCATACAGCAGGGTATCCAGAAAAGGATATTAAGACCACTGGTATTAAAATACGTGGTACTGGCGCAGCTACAAAAGGCGTAATGGCTAGAGGGCCAATGGCGTGACGTATAACGAGCTTGTTACGGCGGTTCAAGATTATCTTGAAACCACATTCACGACGACGGATATCAATACGATGATCCGTCAGGCAGAGCAACGTATTTACAATACGGTGCAGATAGCCAACCTAAGAAAAAACGTAACGGGTTCATGTACTGCAACAAACAAATATCTGCAATGTCCTACAGATTTTTTATCAACGTATTCTTTAGCTATCTTTCCCCCAGGTGGTGGTGATTACGTTTACTTGTTAAACAAAGACGTAAACTTTATAAGAGAAGCTTATCCGTCGGCATCCACTACTGGAAAGCCAAGGCATTATGCAATATTTGGACCTGATTCATATGCTGTTACAGAACTAACATTTATACTAGGTCCAACCCCAGATTTAGCGTACGGTATAGAACTTCATTATTATTACTACCCAGAATCTATTGTTACGGCTACAACGACTTGGCTAGGTGACAACTTCGACTCTGCGTTGCTTAACGCAACAATTTACGAAGGATCGACGTTCTTAAAACAGGAACCCGACCTCATGAAGTTGTACTATGACCGGTATGTACAATCAATAGCGTTGCTTAAGAATCTTGGCGATGGTAAGCAACGTATGGATGCTTACCGTGATGGGCAGGTAAGGGTCCAAGTATCATGAGTATTGTCCAAGGACAAACAACCAGTTTCAAAGTAGAACTGTATGAGGGTGTTCATAACTTTTTAACGGATATATTTAAGATCGCTTTGTACACAGCGAATGTTAACCTTAACCAAAGTACGACCGTATATTCTTCAACAAATGAGGTATCAGGGACGGGCTATTCGCTAGGTGGTAAAGTATTAACCGGTACGACAGTTAGTTCATCGGGTACAGTAGCGTACGTAGATTTTGACAATGTAATATGGGACCCAGCATCGTTTACAGCTCGTTGCGCTTTAATTTATAACAGCAGTAAAGCAGATCGTTCAGTTGCTGTTTTAGACTTTGGGTCTGACAAAACAACAACGACAAAATTTACGATTACGATGCCAACAAATTCTTCTACTAACGCTTTAATAAGGATGGATTAAAGATGTGGACAGTTATTCCAACGAGTGTGACTACAACGTGGTCTGTTATTACGCTTGGTGTAACAACAACTTGGACCGTTGTTACTACGTCTTCGTAAGGAAAGAATATGCCTGTCCAATATACAAGTTTATTAAAGTTAGCAAAGCCAGATAACGGCTCTGAGGATGGGTCATGGGGTACAGTTGTAAACGATTCACTAACAAATCCATTAGAAGCAGCAATTGCAGGCGCAGCAACGATAGATGTAGCCAGCGGCGATGTGACATTAACGACAGGTGATGGATCGGCTAGCAATACCTCTCGGTCCAGTATTTTATTGGTGACTGGTAGTTCGGGAACACCAAGAAACATTATTGGCCCAGGCACAAGCAAGATATTTCTTGTTAAAAATGGATCAAATAACAGCGTTACTATAAAAGCTGCGGCTACGACAGGCGTTACGATAGCCACAGGACTAACAGCACTTGTTTTCTGGAATGGTTCTGACTATGTAATTGCAACGGTAACTGGGCCGACAGTCAGTACAGACAATGCCGTTGCAAGATTTGATGGAGCTACAGGTCAACTTATACAAAATTCTACGGTCACGATTGCTGATTCTACAGGCGATATTACCGGCGGCAAATACAACAAAGTAACTATTACATCACCAGCCACTGGATCTACATTGACCGTGGCTGATGGTAAGACATTCACTGCAAGCAATACAGTCACACTGTCAGGCACAGATGGCTCAACCATGGCGTTTGGATCTGGCGGGACAGTTGCCTATACGTCAGACAAGCTCTCGGCTTTTGCATCAACCACGTCTACAGAATTGCGTGGCGTTATTTCTGATGAAACAGGCACTGGATCTTTGGTCTTTGCGACTAGCCCGACACTGGTTACACCGCTGCTTGGAACACCAACATCCGTTACGCTGACTAACGCTACGGGGCTGCCGCTTTCTACAGGTGTTACTGGAACACTTCCCTACGGGAATGGAGGAACGGGTTTATCTAGTCTCGGCTCTGCGCTTCAGGTGCTTCGTGTTAACGCTGGCGCTACAGCGCTTGAGTACGCGACAGGAGGGGCCGGTGATGTTGTTGGACCGGCTTCTGCAACGGATGGGCAAATTACGTTGTTTGATGGAAGCACGGGCAAATTAATAAAAACAGCAACAACTACGGGGGTGCTTAAAGCTTCAAGCGGTGTGTTAACGGCTGCGACAAGTGGCACGGACTACGCGCCAGCAACGAGCGGCACAAGCATACTTTACGGTAACGGCTCTGGTGGATTTAGTAATGTCACAGTAGGCAGCGGGTTATCGTTTGCATCAGGCACGTTATCTGCCACCGGAGGCGGTGGTGGAACCACAACCAATGCGCTGACCATGAACAATTCTGGTTTAGGCGCGGCGTCTGGTACTACGTTTGATGGATCAGTAGCAAGGACAATCAGTTACAACACAATTGGAGCGCCAAGCACAACTGGGACAAATGCTTCCGGCACTTGGTCAATTTCAGTTTCCGGTACGGCGGCTAATATCGCTGGCGGCGTAGCAAATAAACTTTTATATCAGTCATCCGCTAATACAACGGCATTTGCTGACGCTCCGAGCTCCGCAGGCACCTATTTAAAGTGGAATGGTTCTGCTTTTGCTTGGGACACACCTTCTGGAAGTGGTGATGTTGTAGGCCCATCAAGTGCTACAGATAACGCGATTGTTCGGTTTGATGGAACCACAGGTAAGCTAATCCAAGCCTACTCAAACCCTTATTCGGTGACCATATCAGATGTTG